GGCATTGAACATTCTCAAGAAGGAGAAGATATCAGCTCTTTGGGAAGATGCGAGAGGCTCCGCAGCAGCGGCGTTGAAGTTCTCTGCCACCAAATTCCCAGAAGCTCCGAAATCTAAGTTGATATCCTCCTCCAAGAAAATTATAAGCAAGCTCTACTCAGCCGAGGCATTCCTGTCTCGATACTTGTAAGTGATACACCATAGTGAGCGAAGCGGTCGCGAACGTGGTTTTCTGTTTTGCTGATCAAAGGAGATTCAAATGAATCTGACAGCAAAGATTAAGACTTGGCTCATTGAAAATTCAGACGTGTCGAAAGACGCATCTGATGATGAGTTCAAGTCAGCGGCCGCCGCTGCGATTGTAAGCGGTGACCTGAGCCTTGACGAGTTCAAGGCAATGTCCGTAGATGAAGAAGACGAAGCTGCAAGTGATTTCAAATCAATCATTGCAGGTTTGAAAACTTCGTTGGACGCGAACACGGCAGCCAAAGCTGCTGCTCCTGCAAAGGTTGTAGAACCAGCAGGCGAGAAGAAGGTCGTCATCGACGAGCCAGAAGTGAAGGAAGTTCACGTTCCTTCTCGTATGGAAAAGATGCTGACTTCGATTGGTCTCCAGAATCTCAATTCCTTTGACGAAGACGAAGGCGAAAAAGCCCTCAATGTCCGCGTCAAAGAGGCTGCTGAGCATTACGACACTACCAAGTCGGCTGCACAGTATCCGATGGAGAACAACAGGGGCAAGAAGCACCCGTTGGCAGGTCAGCCAATGCGGGACTTCGATACGGGTCGTCCGATGGACGATGCGTCAGAACGCGACAAAGCTGTCGCTGGTGCTTGGGCGAAGTATCTTTGTCACTCAAAGATCATCAAGTCCAAGTCACTTGCTCTTCAACAGCTCCCTCAGCATGACAGGGAATTGGTTCTCTATGCGTTAGAGAACGAAAAGTGGGGCGGTGCTTCTGATGGCGGTGACTATGCCGACATCAAGGATCGCAAGTTGAATCCTTCAGAGCAAAAGGCTTTGATCGACGATGCCACTTCAGGCGGATTGGAAGCTGCTCCGATTGTCTTTGACGATCAGATCATCCAGACGCCCCTGCTGCACGGAGAGTTGTATCCGCTTGTCCAAGTCAAGCCACTTGATCGAGGACGACGGGTCGAAGGCGTTGCGACAGGTACTGTGACGTCGAGCTGGGGTGGAGTCGACGACTCTGCTATCTCGCTCTTCTCCACAACCTCCTACGTGTCAGCATTTGACACGACCATTTTCCGCTGGGAAGGTGCTATTCGAATTGGCTTGGACTTCTTGTCCGATACGCCAATCGATTTTGGTTCCCATGTCTCCGCTCAGTACGGCGAACGTCTTCTTGAAGACCTCGACGATGTGATCGCAGCTGGTAACGGCACAACGCAGCCGGAAGGCATTGTCAACAAGTCAGGCGCTTCTGCTGTCACATTCAGTTCGACCACATCGCTTGGCAATTACGAATCACTTCGTTTTGCTGTGCCGAAAAATGAGCACCGTAGCAACGTGAAATCGTCTGCTGTGTTCCTTGGAACAGAAACGAGCTATATGAGAGCTCGTGCTATTCCAGTTGGTGCTAGTGATGCACGTCGTCTGGGTGGTATGTCTTACGACAGCTACTCGTGGATGGAACGAGACTTCAAAATCAATGAGTCTCTGACCAACCGCCAAATCATGTACGCGATTATGGCACGCTATCGTATGTACCGACGTCGAGGCCTCACAATGAGGACCTCTACTGAAGGCGATACGCTCATTAGAAATAATGAGATGCTGATGGTCGCGATGGCCCGCTACGGTGGCCAGATGGAACGTGGTGCAGTCATTGGGCGGACAACCGACGCCCTTGTCTGATCGCTGTGTTGAGTTTTGACAGCCTGCATCTGCATCTTGTGGGTGCAGGCTGTTTTCTTTATGTGGGGTTTTCCCAAAAACACTGAAAGAAGAAATTATGTCTACAGCAGAAGTTGAAACAACAGAAGGCGATTTGGTAGTACCCAAGTTCGCTGTCCAAGTAGATCATCCTCGTAATGATGACTTGGTTGTGCAGTGCATCCCTGGATGTCGTTTGCGTTCGACAATCCGAGGCGGCAAACCAATTGAGACAGAAGACCCAAACGAATCAAGGGTCCCGTTAGATCAGGCACGGACGTTGGCTTCATTGCCTCCGATCCCTGGAATGATCCTTGCGATTGATCCACTGGAATTGAAGTACACGATTACCGACCCACTGCGTGACGATACAGACATGCTTGAGCGGATTATGAAGTGGATGAAAAGCCATTCGCCTTATACTCTGGACTCGCTGAATGGAATCCCGCAGCAAAAGGGCGAGCTTGACGTCCATAGAATGAAATCGCTGTGCAAGGAAGTGTGGCACGCATTGAAAAATAGGCACGTCAAGATGGTTGCCGGTGCTCAACCGGACATTGATGACATTGACGATCTGCCAGGTAAGTATCTTCTGAATCCTGGTTCTGTTGTGATGAACACGCAACCGATGTTCGCACAGGATTGGGACACTTGGGTTGAGAAACTGACAGCATCTGGAGGTTGATTGTTGTGTCCAAAGGTGAAGAAAAACTCATAGCAGCTATTCTAATTGAAGCATCCAAGTGCGGAGGACCGGGCAGTGGACGTCCGGGTCCCTGTCCTCGAGGGGGTGGGGCAAAACCATCCTCTGGGAGTAGTGGAGGGAGTAGCAGTGGAGGAGGTGGTGGTAAGAAACCTCCAAAGGCTGTATCAGCTGATGATATGAAAGGTGTTATGCCTGGATCTATGAAATTCTCGAAGCATGGAAAATCTTCTGTCGGTTTGATGGAAATCAAAACGAAGAACATGCGAAAGATTATGCAGGCACAGACAGCAGCGTCTGTGATTGGATCAAAACTCAAAAAGCAGGGATTCAAAGAACACCATCCTAAGAACGACACTCCGCATCACAAGCGAAAGACTCATTTCACTCACGAGGATGGTCATTCGTTTACCTTCAAAGTCTCCTATCCAGTGCGAAGGACTTCTGAAGTATTGGCAGGGAAGCCAGTAGGAAAAGCGAACGGGTACTTCATGTCTTATGAGCACAAAGGCGGATAATGTCCGCAGCAGTACAAGCAGCAAAAGCTCGACGCGGCAAACGTGAGGACGTTCAGTCACAGAAGGACGAATGGTTCATTCAAAAGGTAGTCGAGAACACGAACTTGGCACTGGCTGATAGAGTTGCGATCGCGACAAACTGGCTCAGAGACAAGGTGGTCAAGAACATATCCAAGCCCGTCACAAAAGAAGTGATAGGTGGGATAACGAGAGTGACTGAACGTTCGTTGCCCGGAGAGTTTCCTCGTGCTGATACAACAAACCTGTTGAAGACGATCATTGCAGAAGTGAAGACAGAGGGCGGAGTGACAGAAGGATACGTCGGTACGCCTGTTGACTATGGAGTGATACTAGAGCTGAAGATGGACAGATCGTTTCTTGTCCGGACTTGGAATGCTGAAAGGGCGAACATTGTTAGAATGATCACTCGTAAGCTATGATGAATCAAGTTGACATAGAAAAGGGATTGGTACGCGTCTGGGACGATGAGGCCCTCGACGCTCACTTCAGTCAATACTGGACGACAGGGCAGTCAGATGAGTTTCTTGTTCTTAATGATACAGAAGCACCAGGTGGGCAGCCTTTTCCGTACTGCAATTTTTCCGTTTCTTCAGGTGCTACGACATCGCGTAGCAGTGCAGCAACTACTGGTCGGGCAAACGTCCGAATTCAGGAAATAAGACAACACCCAATCCAGTTCCAGATATATGCTCGCAACATAATCAACGTAGGCAACGCGAAGCGGGTTGCGGCTGCAATGGCAGAAGAAGTGATGAGAGTTTATGGAGGTCATCCAGAGTACTCTCCGAAAGTTTGGGATTTAGACCATGGTGGGATTCTTCTATGCCAATACCAAAATGATTTTGGTGCCAGAATGCCGGAAGACGAACACCTTTGGACGATCAATTATCAACTCACAGCAGACGTCCCTGTATCGGTATAAATCATGACAGTACGAACACTCGAATCCATTTCGCTCAAAGTGTCAACTCTCGCTACTGTGCAGAATGTGCTCACACCGATCACAAAGACGGCAAGCGGGCAACAGACATTCCAGTTTGACCCGACATTGACGTCAGGCGTCAGTGCCAACGAAGCAAACCGGGCATGGGAGTACAAAGCGACAATCACTGCCGCAGGTACTCTCGTGATCGACCTGTATGACTTCGCGGGTTTGGATGCCGGTGCAGGGGCGGGCTTAGACATTGTTGGGCAAGCCCTCTCTCTTGAAGAAGTTGTATTCTTCGGAATACAGAACTTGAACACAGGACTCACAGGTCGTCTGGAAATTGAGCCTGATTCAACAGCAGGCTGGGCTCCAATTGGATCGCACACCACATCAAATGGTGGAGCTTTGTATCCGGGCGGAGTGTTGATCAAGATTCAAAAAGCGGAAGAAGGATTTGACGTTGCTGACGCAAGCTCGCATCGCATAAAACTCACAGCAGTGGACGCTGATGTAAGTTTCCAGATTTTGATACTTGGGCGACACGACGACAACGAATCCAGTTCGTCAAG